GCTGAATTAGAATTTTATATGGATGCATACCAAAAAGGTATCATTGATAAGGTTGAAGTACTTAAAAAGACTGAAGTCTTTGATATCGAAGGCGTTATGCAACGTCAGGATGAGATTGCTCAATTGCAACAAGCATTGCAGCAAGCTCAGGAAGAGGTTAAAGGGCTTAAAGGCGACTTACAAACTCGCGATAGAGAAGCTGTTAATCTACGTAAAAAGGTGGAAGTTGAGAAATTTAAATCAGATATGGATGGTGTTAGCAATAAAGCGAAAGCTGCTGGCACACTATTTGGAAAACGACTTGATGACACCCTCGCCTCAGAAAAGCGCGATATTTCATCACGCTTGAAAGAAATGGCACTTACCCCGGGAGGCAAAGCGGGCAGTGAAAACTAAAGGATAGTAAACGATGGAAGAAATGAATCAGGATACCCAACCAACAATTGATGTAGGAATGACCGCTGAAGAGCGTGCATTTGGTGCACCAGTTGATGAAGGCTCCCTAGATAATGGTCTTACCGTTGCGGAGGCTTTTTCAGCCCCGGAAGAGGTAAATGGAACTCCAGCTCCCGTAGAGGGAATACCTGTAGCTCCAGTGGAAGCAGGTCAAGTTGAACAGCCTTATGAGGCTAAAAATGATGACCGAAGATTTGAGTATTGGCAGTCACAAGCAGCCAGACGGGAAAATGAACTATCAGTTCTCCAGCAACAGTTAGAGACAGCAAAAGCTGCACCTCAAGCGACAGCTGAAGTACCAGCGCAGCAGACTAAACCAGAAACTCAAGAATTTCCACCCGCTCCTTCTAAGCCTGAAAAGCCAAGAGTGTTTTCTAGAGATGAAGCTTTTAGCGACCCTCAATCAGAAAGTGCTCAATATTTAGACTCAGTAGAGTCATGGAGAGATGACATGGTTCAGTATTCTGAACTAAAAAGTCAATATGAAGTAGCTGTTCTTCAAGAGCGTTTAGACGGTCAAGATAAACAGCGTGCACAAGCAGTCAAGAACATGGAAGTCCAAAAAGCAACTCAGAGACAGTCTCAAGAAGTATATGAGCATGTTACTGGGCATTATGGATTTAATGATACTGATGCGCGTGAGTTCATACAAACCATGAGTCAACCTGAATCTATTACAATGGATAACTTGGTAAATCTATACAGAATGCAAAAGAGTCAACCAACACAAGCTCCTGCAGTTAATGCTGGTCCTAGTGCGTCGTTTACTCAAACTCAGAATGCTCAATCTATACCTTCACCTATGGGTGTTGTGACTGGAGAGAGTGGACATGATACGCGTCCTGAAGGAGACCAGGTTATGGATGATTTGATTAATTCATTTAACTCCAAGAATCCTTGGAGTTAATAACTTCTTAGGAGAAGAAAATGGCTAATGTAACAAGTATATCCACGGGTGCCGCCTTATCGGGTGTGGTGTCAATGGATAACAACCGAAGAATTTTTAACTTCGGTGACAGAGTAGCAGAATTGGCTCCTCAGCAATCGCCTTTCTTCGTTTACTTATCTAAAGTGGCGAAAAAAGTGACTGATGACCCAGTTTTTAAGTTTTTAGAACAACGACACTCATGGCAGCGTCGTAATTTTGTATGTGAAGTTAATGCAAACATGACAGCAGCAGCGACAGGAATAGCATTAACTGAGAATATTGTACTAGCAGCACCTTATAATTCTGAAGGTAAAATAGAAGCAGATTGTAGACCTGAATTTATTAAAGGTGGACAAGTTATTGCAATTAAATTTGACCAAGGCGTTAAGCGAATTAGAATTGCTGAAGCTGCGACTTCAGGTTCAGGTTTTACTTTTGCTGGTACTAACGGTACTGATGGTCAAGTTACTATTGCGGCAGCTTTCATGTTTGCTATTGATGCAATTACAGGTGGTGATGATATCTCAGCTGGTGCACAAGGTCAAGTAATTGGCTCAGCATGGTCTGAAGGTAGTGATGCTCCTGAAGGTTGGGAAGACATCATGTCTGACAGTGAAGGGTATTGCCAAATCTTTAAGACTGGCATGAATCTTTTCTCTGGTACTGCAATGGCAACTCGTTATCGTGGTATTGCTGATGAATATAAACGCATTTGGGCTGATAAGCTTATGGAACATAAGATGGACTTAGAACAAGCGTTTCTATTTGGTTTAGGCAATGCAACTGCAGGTGCTACAACTACTAGATATACACATGGTATTGTACCTTACGCTGAAGCAAATGGTAAAGTTTATAACTTTTCATATGCCTCATCTGGTTATGATGCTTTCTTAGATGCAATGGAAGATTTCTTTGCACCTGAGTCTGGTAATTCTGGTAATAAACTAGTACTAGCTTCACGTAAGGTAATTTCTTACTTGAATAAGCTTGGTGCAGGTTCATTCCTGAATAATTCAGTAGGTTCTTCACAATACAGTCTTGATATCAATAGCATCCCTGGTGCTTTTGGCCATCAAGTAACTGTGGTTAATACAATATTTGGTAATCTACATTTTGTAGCTGAACCTCTATTGCGTGGACCATGGGAAGATTATGCTGTGGCTGTTGATATGAGTAATGTTGCTTATCGCCCATTGGCTGGTAATGGTATTTCTCGTGATACATTTGTTGAAACTAACGTTCAAGACAATTCGACTGACGGAAGAAAGGACCAAATCATTACTGAAGCTGGTCTAGAAATTTCTCTTCCTGAAACGCATGCAGTCTTGAAGTTTTCATAGAGGAGGTTAGATAAATGGCAGCACAAACTCAAACAGCATGGGTAGAAACTAGTATTA